TGACACAATCTATCATGCCACGATAACCGTTTTTCATAAATGCTTTGGTTGCACCAAACTGGCTGTGATAGTCAGCTTTATAAAGTTCAGGAAACCTAGTCACACCTGATATGGCTTCCTCACATTTGACCGCAAAAGTAAAACAATCATGCTTACCCCACTCAAATGGCATCTGCCTTACTTCTTCTATATATGCGGCGAGCCTCTTATCCCAATCAGCGTAGCGCATTAGAAATACGGTAAATTAACATCATAAATATTATTGACCGACACTGGTGATGAAATGTCATCCTTGCCACTACCCCAAGCAATCTCTTTCTCTTGCAGTGATGCGACAAAATCCAAACCAATATCATCAGGATGATTTAGCTTCTGGTCTTCACTTGTATATCTGCGTAACTTTGGACGTTCCAACTCTATCAATCTGCTTTCAGAAGTCATTGAGATGTTTGCAGTCTCGCCATTATCATCGATAGTCATAACATCCATACGACCATCAAAAATTAAATATGGGTCAGCCACAACTGCGCCGGAAGATATAACACCTAGAAAAACTTTGGCTGAACGTGTCTGATAATTTTCTGTAAGCGCAAGAGTTATAAGGCTTGCATCAATACCATTAAGAGACATCGATACGCCTCTAGCCGCAATCTCAACTGTTTCCTCAACTGGCGATATTCCCAAGAATTGACCGCCACCCGTGTAAGTTTCACTGGCAACGGTAATATCGCCATAACCAGTCCATAAGCGTAAAGCACCGCTATCAAAGTTTAACTTAATGGCAAAGAACGGCTGTAACTCATCAGCCGATAATTGATTTGATACTGCGGTTGTTAGATTGCGTGACATTACAAACTCTCCACTGCACCAAATGTAATGCCATAAAAAGCAAGGTTGTTGATGTTCCAGTTTGCCTCGTTGCTTGCAAGCCTGAACACGCCTTTTGCATTAGCTACGACCACAGTCGCGCCGTCCGATGGTGATGAGCGTAAATTAGGCCAAACGTCTAAGGTTGCCTCGCCGCTTCCATTGCTGTTTGCATCGTTTAAAACTTTGTAAAGCTGTGCAGTGGCGGCTGAACCTAACTGAATGTAATCGCCTGCTTTTAGATAGCCTGTTGCGCTGGCTGGCAATCCGTCAATGGCTAATGTGTCGCCAGTTTGGCTTGCGCCATTTACAACTGGTGTCCCTGCGGCTGATGATGCCGAGCCTCTAGCAGTGCCGCCCAATGGGTCGCCTAAAAGAAACGTGCCTTTTTGACCGTATAGCTTCATCAAAAACGCAACCCACTCCTCTGCGTTTTCACGATTCATCTGTGGCAGTGTAATATCGGCCTCCCAACGTTGCCCAGAGAATTGGTACGTTTGCTGTTTAAAACTAAACGGTGAAGTTGAAACTCCAACAACATTTCTAGCTGTAAGCCTGATGCCAGCAATGGTTTTATTGGTCGGGGTGGATAGAGGATATGTTATAGCCATTACTATCTCCCAAACGCTTTGGAGTATGAGCCACCACGCATTCTCGCATCAGCAACAGCCGCTTTTGTAGCTTCTGCAATTTGTGGCATTAGGCTTGCAATTTCTGTTCTGACTGTTTGCTGAACGCCTGTTGAAACATTTATAGTTTGATTAATCGTGACTCCACTGCCGCCCATCTTATCATTTGGAATGATACTGCCCGACTGGTTCGGAACAAATAATTCAGCACCTCTTTCACCGACCATATATGGCTGGCCTCTTTGAACTGCACCGCCAATAGCTTTACCGCCGCCGCCGAATATATTCGGAAACGCACTAGCTATAACGCCTGTGATTTGTTTCTGAACAAATATCCGAGCGAGGTCAGATATGATGCTAGTCGCCATAGACCTAAATGCTTCTTTGGCATTCATAGTGCCAGTAATAATTCCAGTAAGCCCGTCCTCTACTTTTTGCAGACCTTTAAAAGCCGCGCCTCGTAGATTTGCCTCAACATCCTTTGATGCTTCGGCATAATCGGCAAAACTTTTATTGGCTTTTTGTAATGCAGTCTCCTGCCTCTCAAAACCTTCAGCAACGACTTGAACCGACTTGCCCAGTTCATTTGATGGCTCAATTGTCTTATCTAGGTTTTCCCTAATCCTTGCAATGTCAGCCTGTAGACTTTCGCCAAATGTAAACTTATTTAAATCATCGCTTTTGAAAAAGTTTATAATTTCAATGCCGACATTTGCTAAACCACGAATTGCTTCAACAGTCTTTGATATAGCCTGTAGAACCACACCTGAAACAACTGTCCCAATCGATGCTAATGCTGGTAATAGCACAGCCGTTATTTGCTGACCTAAAGAACTAAAAACTCTAAACAGCTTGTCAAACCTATCGTTAGCCTCCTCGACAGCCAGAGCCTGTTCGCCTGTAAGTTCAATCGTGACTGCATTGAAATCGTCACGCAATGCCTGAAGACTAGACGAACCATTCTGCAACATATTGACCATGCCAGCACCAGCGCGACCAAATAAATCCATTGCGATGCGAACCTTATCGGCTGGGTTTTCAATTTGTGTGAAGCCGTTTGCAACTTCATTAAGCAAATGGTCGGTGGATTTTAAACTGCCATCGTTATTGCTTAACGTAATCCCCAGCGCATCAAAGGCTTTTATTCCAGTCCCGATGCCTGTTGATGCCTCTGATATAGATTTATTGAAACGCTCAAAACCTTTTTTTAGTTCTTCCGCGCCAGTGCCTGATTGACTTGCGGCAAATTGTAAGGTCTGTAATTGATTAACAGTTATGCCCAACCGCGCTGACTGCTTTGCTAAATCATCAATTTGTGTAGAAAACTCTTTTAGTGCCAATGCACCAGCAAGGCCAGCCACCGCACCTCTTACAGAAAAGACTGACCTTTTAATTCTATTAAGTCCACCAGAAACCGAACGGAACGCATTTCGCGTTTTGTCCATTGCGGTAATTCGGATACTTAATTTTTCGTCAGCCATTTTTTATTGCCTCAAGATAAACAACCCACCCAAGCAATTCATTATATGACATTTCTTCTATTTCGGAAACAGTCTTATGCAATCGGTCAGCAATTGCGTACATTAAAAATAAATGCTGACCGTTACTTAGTTTTTTTCCAGTTCCTCAATAGTCGATATATTGCCCATAATCTTTGCGGCGACATCTGAAACATTTGAAAGAGGCAAGCGCATGAATACTGGCTTATCACCAACGTCAAAAACCTTCTCGCCGTTTTCATCCATCGCTTTTAATATAATCAAATCAACCAAACCCTCAATGGTTTGATTGTTTAGAAAATCAGGATGCTTGCGTTGTAACTTTTGAAAGTCGCCACAGGTCAGAGTTTTAGTATAAACCACCATTGGTTCATCGTCCTCACCCCATTCAGGTATCTCAACCTTAATAAGTTCAGACGCAATTTTACTGCGTATTAAATCGCCATACTTAGACATAGTGCCACCTTTAGTCTAGTTAATTTAAACTTGTGTTTCAGTTATTCCGCCAGTACCTGTGGTGGTAAATGAAACCTCGACCATTCCATCAAATGATGAATTAACGCTTTTACCAGTAACGATTACAGTTCCTGTGAAATATGTGTCGCCAGATGTTGCACCCTCTGGGTACAGTTCAAGCGTCAAAGATGAACCAACGTCTAGAGCGTTTTGCGCTGTATCGGTTTCATCAAAGAAACATTCCACGGATGCTGTGAATGAACCAAGACCAGCGACATAACTTCTAAACGAGTCACCCATGCTTGTGTCTTCAATTACATCGCCAGTTATATCCAAAGTAAAAGACCGGACTTCAGCAAGTGTATTGCCGCCGACCTTTACCAGTCCTTCTGAACCTGCGTGAGTTGCCATAGTTAAACCTCATTAATATCTGTTGCAACAGTGTCAGATTTTTTGGGCTTCTGACTTTTCCCTTTTTTCGGCTCGTCAGCCGACCATCCGTTAGCTTCCAGCTTTTTAGCAGTGTCAGCCCAACAAATAATCGAATTTCCG